AAGGCATTCACGATCTCCTCAGGCTTCAGATGAAAATTGTTGTAGGCTCGGTCGAGATAGACCGCCTTATCATGCTCGTACATCTCCACCGACTCGTTGCGGCGGTGGAGGGCATCGTTGGGATTGACCGCACCGACCCATTGGTGTTGGATGATGACATGGTCGATGTACACGACCTTGCCGAGCATCCTCGCAACATCGGTGAACTCGTTGTCGCAGAACACCGACTTGTAGCCTGGGTAGTAGAGGTACCCGAACCTGTCGAGGTACTTGCGACCGAGGATCGACAGGGTGATCAGCCTGTTCTGCCCCGAGAATCCGTCGTTGAAGTGGAGGACCCCGTCCGTGTCGGGGAAGAACTTCGCCATAGCCTTGGCGATGACATCGTCGTAGCCGCCGTGGACGGGGATCATGTCATCCGATGCGAGAAGGATCACATCGGGTCTGAAGGACACGACCCTGTCTAGGTCGGCGTTGATAGCGGAGATCTTGCCCGTGGACTTCCCGCACACAGGGAGGATCTTGCCTTCCAACTGAGCGTTCAGTCGGTTGAAGACGGACCACATGTTGTCGTTGTTCATCGTCGGATCGTCGTGATCGAACGAGATGACGAACTTGACTTCGTGCATGCCCGAAAGGAAGTTGATGTACCTGTTCAGTACAGAGATGAACTTTTCGGGTCGCCCCCTCGTAGGGAACTTGATGACCATCCTCATGGCTGCTTCTTCCCATCCTCTTCTTCTTCGATGTCAACGAACTCGACCACGGAGTTGCCCGAGTAGTCCTTGGCGTAGTCCTTGGCGAGGGAGTACACCTTGGGGTTCGTTTCCTTTACATAGCGGATGAAGTTCAGGCAGAAGTCGCTGATCGCCTGACGGTACAACATGCGCTCCCTCTCCGTCATGTTGTCTTCGTCGGGGTATGCGTTCGGATCCTCGTCGCCGAAGTCACGCTCCATCACGGACGGGTCGAGGTCATCACCACACTCCTCCGTAAACTCACGCAGGGAGCAAGGGAAGATCATGCAGGGGGTGCCTTCGCCGAGATACCCACCGAGGATGTTGAACTCAATGTATTCTGCGGCATCGTCCTCGTCGGAGATTCCACTCGACATCACGATCTCCATCACCTTGTCGTAGTCGTAGACTGCGATGGGCAATGTCTGACCGAACTTGCGGAGTCCTCCCACGAAGGCACCATCGAACCCGTCTATGAGAAAGGTCTTGTCCTGTTTCTTATTCGACATCATCCCCCGCTTCCTGTTGACCGTACTTGAACTCCTTGGCAGCGGCTTCGTCCAACGCCTTGATGACATCGTCGGTGAACCACTTCTGCGGATCCTTGTTGATCCTCGACTCAAAGTCTGACCTGCCGTCAGGGAACTGAATCTTGTTCGACACCTTCTTGAGGATGCCGTGATCGATTCCGAGATTGATCAGTCCGTAGTAGCGGTCGAGACCGCTGTCGTAGTTCAGCAGGACATCGATGGAGCGGTTCTCCTTCGTCAGGCGGCTCTTCTGCGTCTTGCAATGGATGATGTTGCCGACCACCTCGTCATCGACCTTGTGCTTCTTCTTCGACAGGTAGACGATGGTGGTGGCTGCGTACTTGAGACCGCTTCCGCCGCCCATTTCCTTGGTGGGGACATAGGCACCCACGACATCGTAGGTGTGGTTCGTCACGATCAAGGGAATGTTGTACTTGCCCAACTTGAGGGTCACCGTGCGGAACACGGACTTGATGACCTGACTGCGGGTCATGTCACGGACCTCCTTGCCTTCCGCCGAGTCGTTCATCTCCTTTGAGGTGGACAACATGCCGAGCGAGTCGAGGACGATCATGGTCGCCCTCTGCTCCGACTTCTCCAACTTGCCGTAGTTGTCGAGGATCTGAAGGACCTGATGGCGGAACTGCTCGACCGTGGCGATGGGAAACACAGCCACACGGTTCTTGTCGAGCCCACGGCTGATGATCATCTCGCTCGTCACAGCCTGTTCGCTGTCGAAGTAGAGGATCACGCCCTCGGGATTGTCGTTGAGGAACTGCGCTGCGACTCCGAGGGCGAAGTAGGTCTTGCCCGTTGCGGACTCACCTGCGATGCCGAGGATCTTGTTGTTCGGGATGCCTCCCTTGAGGCTTCCCGAGACGAGTGCGTTGAATGCGTAGGAACCCGTGTCGATGAAGCCCGACACATCGGACTCAAGACCTTCGTTGGCGATGGCTGCGTACTCGTTGCCGCTGCTCTTGACGAGAGACTTCAGAAAGTTCATGTTGTAGACCTCGCAGAATGATTTAGGCGTTCACTCGTCCATGTCAGGGGAACTCTCACACAAACCGTCGAATGTCTCGTATGAGTACCCCGAGTCCGTGATCGCCTCCAACACGGTGTCCAACTCCTCGGGGGTCACATGCGCCCGTGCGTGGGTACCCGTGTGCGCAGGTGCGCCCACGGGTCGGACATCGTGGAAAATGATGACAGGACTCACCCCTTCTTCGACCCCTGCCCTGATTGTTTCAATCGCCCCATTCAGATCCCCGCCACGAATCCTAGATTCCGTGGGTTTGCGCTGCGTATCCATCATCGACATCAGAGGCAGGGTCCTGCCACCTGAGAGAATCGTCCCTTCGTTTCCCGAGCGGACGAAGCAGAACAGCCGATCCACCTCCGCAAACAGGGCATCATCGAACTTGGTGTAGGGGAAGGCGAAGTGGGTGGGGTCGAATCCCGCCTCCACCATCTCCTCCATGGCAGGGATCACCTCGTCATCGATGTACCTGTCGATCCCATACCGCTTGCTGTAGGAGAGAGCGTCACGGTGCATCTTTCCGTGGCAACCTATGACATGACCATCGGAGCGGAGGTCATGGAGCATGTCGATCTCCTCCTCGCCGAGGAGATGGAATCCATCGACATAGAAGACCGCCCTAGCCCTGTGCCGCTTCAAGATTCCCCTCGTCCCGTGCCAATGCGAGACCGAGTGGTCATCGAAGCACAGGTGGACATGGGGATGTCGGACATCCTTAGTCAGGAACTTGCCGATGGGCTGCATGACCGTATTTAGGACGGTCAGCCGAAGAGGGTGTCGAGGCTAGCCTTGTCTTCCACGCTCCACCCGACGATGTCGAGCAGTTTCTTGAGCGGCTCAAGGAAAGCCTTGTCGAACTGCGTCTCCCTGTCGATGTACTGCTCCAAGCCGAACTCGTCGGGAAGGGCGGTCACGAAGGAGATGACATGCTCACGGATCGGGTTCGGCTCCTTGAGGTAGCAGAACTTGATCTTGTCGCCCTCCCTGATCAGAGGATAGGACTTCGTGAGCCTCTTCGTCTTGACGAGGTGGTTGTACAGGAGACCGCCCTTGACTGCGATGGGGGTTGACTTCTTGTAGATGGCGGCGGCATCGGCGTACTCGTCAAGGTTGTTGCAGCCTCGGGGGAACGAGATCTGATGCACCGACAGCGACATGAACTCGTCGTGGAATCGGTCCACGAACGAGCGCAGCGCACCTTCGTCGGAGGTGAGGATCAGCCTGATAGCCTCATGGAGACTGCTGCGAACCACCTGCGGTGTCGATGAGCGAACGACCTCAAGCCCCGTCACCTTGATGTCGGGCTCCTCCATGTACACATCGTCCTCTCCCATGTGTACGGCGAGGCAGTACCGCTTCTTCGCCGCCCACAGACCACGCATGGCGATGTTCTCCCGCTTCATGCTCATGCGGTTCGCATAGGCGTTCATCGTGTCCGACAGTTCCCCGTACCACTTGGAGATGCGGGGCAGGATGATCTCGTTGCAGGACTTGTTGAGGAACTGCACGGTCTCCTTCGGGGGCTTGTCGCCCACCACCTTGGAGACCAATGGACCGAGATGGAGGTAGACCGAGTCGGTGTCCGATGCGATCACATAGTCGTGGGACTCGGTGCCACATGTCTTGTTGAGGAAGCGGTTCAACTTCTGTTCGATCCACTTGATCGACAACTTGCCCGACCATGTGATCGCTTCTGCGATGCGAAGGTCGTAGTAGCGGAAGTACTGGTTCCCCATCGCACCGAATGCGCTGTTCAACTGAACCTTGCGGACGAGTTGGAAGTTGTGGTACTTGCTGACTTCCTTCTTCTTCTCAAGGACCTGCTGCGGCGAGGCGGTGTCGGCGTTCTTCTTGAGCCACCCCTTGGCATCCACCGAGAGCCTCTTGTATTCCTTGCGCTGCCTGTACATCGTCTCCATGAGTTCGGGCAGGAATCCATGGATGTCCCTGCGGTACATGGTTCCGTTCCCCGCCACGGAGAGGTTCTCCCCGTGCGCCCGTGCGAGTGCGCCCGTGAACCTCTCGGGTTCGGCGAGGAGGGTGTCCGCAGTCATGTCGGGGATCCTCTCCTCGACAAGGGTCTCGGGGGACAGGTTGTACTGCATGATGAGGTGCGGATAGAGGCTGTCGAGGTCGAAGGATGCCACCCATTCGTAGGTGTTCGGCTTCGGCTCCTTGACATACGCCCCTGCGAACTGCTCACGCTTCTCGACCGATGGCTTCGGGGGGATGGCGATCCTCTTCGTCCGCAGGTAGTGGTAGATGATGCTGTCCCACATCCGCACCTGCGAGAAGACATCGTCAAGGTTCGTCCGTGCGCTGTACGCAAGGGCTTGGGCGAGTTCGATCAGCCTCAACTTGTCCTCTAGTTGGATGACAAGTCTGGTGTCCTTGATGTTGTACTCCATGAACCTCTGAAAGTCCTGCTTGTACAGGTCCGAGAGGGTTCCCACATCCGAGTAGTCGATCTTGCCCTCGCCGAGTTCGATCATTGCGATGTGCTGCAACTTGTACGACTCACGGGTCACGAAGGTGAACTTCCTGTAGAGGTCGTAGTAGTCGAGTATGGAGATACCTGCGAGGTCGTAGACCTGATTCTCCCTGTCCATCACGACCACCTTGCGGGTGCGGATCTCGCCCCACGGGGACAATCGCTTCACCGCCTTGCTCCCAAGCACCCTGCTGATCCTGTTGTACAGGTACGGGATGTCGTAGAATTGGGCGTTCCATCCCGTGATGATGTCAGGGTCGAGTTCCTCCCACAGGTCGAGGAATCGGTGGAGGAGACTTGCCTCGTCGTTGAACGAGTGGCATGTCACTCCATCGACGGAGAAGTCGCCGAGCCCGAGAGCGTGGACCTTGCTCCCTTGGATGAGCGTGATGGCGTTCACCCTCTCTCGGGGATCGTCAACGGATGGGAATCCATCCTCGCTCTCGACCTCAATATCGAGGGACAGGACACGGATCACCGAGGGATCGTATGGCATCTCCCCCTCGCTGCCGTACCTGTCTGCGATGAACTGAAACTCCGAGTCGATGTCGCCGTAGACCCCGAGACCGCCGACACCACGGTACTCCGAGGAGAACTGCCTAGCCTCGTACATGGTGTCGAAGTCCACGGGATCGACAGCCTTGCCGTCGATTGTCCTCCACGACGAGGGCTTCGGCTTGCCCGTGGTCACGAAGAGCGTGGGTCGAAATGTCAGCGACTCATGGAGCCTCCGACCGCTCTCGTCGTACCCTCTGTGGAGGATCCTGCTGCCCTTGGTGTTGACGGCGGTGTAGAAAGGCTTCACACCATCACATCCATGAGGTTCATCGGTGCCTCGTCGGCGATCCTGTCGGTTGCGATCTTGATGTACTCGGGGTTCAACTCGGTGCCGATGAACTTCCTGCCGTGGTTCAACGCCACGACACAGGTGGTTCCGCTGCCCGTGAACGGATCAAGCACCGTGCAGGGGACTACGGGTGCGCTGCATCCACAGGGACAATCGACAGACCATCCCGCAGTCCTGTAGGTTTTCTGCATGCTCGACTGAGTCTCGTAGGGAGAGCCTTCTGCGTTGTTGGTTGACCAACGGCGTTGGAACTCGCCCGTCTTCTCCATCACACGCTCGTATGGTTGACCGCACTTGGAGCAACACCCATGTGCGCTCGTACCTGCAAGGACACAAGGTTCGATCAAGTCCTTCGGGAAGGTGGCGAAGTGCGCTCCACGGAACGGCTTGGTGGTCACAGTCCAAACGGAACGCTTGTTGCGTTTGCCGCCAATACCACCGAACGATGCTTCAGCAAGTGGCTCCTTGATCGCCTCATAGTCGTAGTAGTACTTCTGCGACTTGGTGAGGAGGAATATGTACTCATGTGACTTGGTGCAACGGTCGGTCACAGACTCGGGCATCGGGTTTGGCTTCGACCAAATGATGTCCTGCCTCAAGTACCAACCGTCAGCCTGTAAACCAAAGGCTACACGCCAAGGAATGCCCAAGAGGTTCTTGTTCTTGAAGCCTTCGACCTTCCATGAGTTGAACACGGCTCCCGTCATGGAACCCTTGTTTCCCTGTTGGATGCTTCCATCCTGTCCCTTGCCCCTGCCTCCTGCGGAGTACGAGTCACCCAAGTTCAGCCACACGGTTCCATCGTCACGGAGAACCCTCCGAACCTCACGAAACACCTCGACCATCTTGGCGACATATTGATCGGGAGTCTCCTCAAGACCGATCTGATCTTCCTTGCCGTAGTCACGAAGTCCGAAGTACGGCGGCGAGGTGATGCAGGTGTGAACGCAGCAGTCAGGCAGCGTCTTCATTCCCTTGATGCAGTCGCCTTCGATGATGCGGTAGCGGGAGTCTTCGGTCATTCCATGAGTCCGTTCAGACCCACGCACCGCTCGACCCTTGCCTTGGCGGTCGAAACCGCCGCAGGGTTCTTATCCACTCCGACTGAACTTCTGCCGAGACGCAACGCCGCCTCTAAAGTGGTGCCCGAGCCGCACATGGGGTCAAGGACTAGATCGCCTCCATTCGTGTAGGCTTTCATCAGACGCTCAAGAAGTTCCAATGGTTTCTGCGTCGGATACCCGTTCCGCTCCTTGGCGGTCGTGGACAGGATCCCGATCTGCCACCAATCGTTCATTATTCGACCGTCAGGGTGGAAGCCCTCCCTGTCGCCGTAGTCACGGGGATACGGCTCACGGATCAGGTTGAAACGGCAGAGGTCGGCATCCTTGGCATAGACGAACAGGTTGTCGTGCTTCCGTGAGAAGTGACGCTTCGATGCCCCACCCGAGGCGTAGCACCAAATGATCTCGTTGCGGAAGTTGCCCTCACCGAACGCTCGGTCTAGGCAGAGGCGCACATGATGGGCGGCATGCCAATCCACATGGATGCAGATGTTGCCGTGCGGCTTGAGGACACGGCGCACCTCGCTGAACACAGGCGAGAGCATGCCCATGTACTCGTCAATACCCGACCACCTGTCGTTGAACTCCGAGAAGTCCCTCTGACAGTAGTACGGTGGGTCGAGATAGACGAAGTCGTACTTCTCGGATGGCTCGGCTTCAAGGAATATGAGAGCCTCGTTGTGGTGGATCTCCGAGGTCACGCAGTCATCCTTGCCATGTCTTGAGGATCCAACTTGAGGAGTTCCGCTTGTCCTCGCCGCCGACACCGAAGATGAAGGAGATGTTCGCATCGTCCACATTCATCTCGGGGATGTTCTCTTGGGTCCTGTCGCCTCCGTTGGCGAATACGATGTGCCAATCGGGATACATCCTTCGGGTGGCGAGGATCGCTGCCTTTGCGCTGCCGTCATCGTCGTTGAACGGGATCGTGTGGCAGACCCATCTGATCGCCTCCACGATCTGCGCCCTCTCCGAGAACGGGAGGAACGGCTTGCCCTTCTTTCGGGTGAGCCATGCGTCCGAGTTCACTCCCACTACGAGGCGGTCACCCAACTCACTCGCAGCCTTGAGGTACGAGAGATGTCCCGAGTGGAGGGGATCGAACCCTCCCGTCACCAACACGATCTTCGGCATCACAGTTCCTTCTTCACCTTGTTCCAATAGGCGGTGGTGTTCTTCCACGCCTTCTTGTCCTTCTCCTTGGTCGAATGCTGCTTCTTGAGGATCATCCCGCCTCCGTTGTGGATACGGGCGAGTTGTTCAAGAGTCGCATTCTTCGGTGCGTACCGTGCGAGGTAGGCACGAACGATCTTCTCTGCGTAGACGGGATCGAAGCAATCCCGATAGGAGCCGCCGATGGACTTGTCGTGGTCCGTTGCGTCCTTCCAATACGCCCAATGGATCTGATAGATCCCGATTGCCTTTCCGCCATCGCCCACGGCGTTGGGGTTGTTGCTCGACTCGACCTTCGCCAATGCAGGGAGGATCAGATCGACATTGCTGTCAATCCGAGCCGAGACCGTGGTGGGAGATGTACCCCACGCTGAGGGTTCGCTGAACCCTGCCGTTCCGATGATGATCGTTGAGATGAACACCGTTGTGAGAAGCGTTGACGGGACTCTCATGGATCTTCTCCTTCTTTTCTTGGAGGTAGGATTGGAACAGGACGGCGTAGTTGATGACATCAAGGATCGTGTCCTCGACGGACTCGTCCTTGACCTGTAGGGTACCCGCTTCGATGAAGGATGACAGGCGTGACATCTTGTCCGTGAGACGGACGAGGAAACCCTGCTCGGTGGAGCAGATGCCCATAGCCTCGCATCGGGTGAAGTTAGCGAACGGCGACTCGCCTCCACGACCTGCGTAGTCGTGGTTTTTCCTCTTCATCAGGTCAAGTGCCATCCCGCAGAGGCGTTCGTGGTTCTTTAGGAGTTCTTCTCTGTTCATCTCGTCATGCCTTTCCTGTCGAGCCGAAGCCCCCGTTGCGGGTGGTCCCTCTGTCAATCACATCGTCCACTTGGCAGAAGACCGTTGAGATCTTCTCCACAATTTCGCCTTGGCAGATGCGATCACCGTGCCGAAGCGCAAGAGTTGCCTTGCTTGTGTTCGTTACGGGAACCATCAGTTCCTGCGTGTAGTCGGAGTCGATGACACCCTCGCAGTTGGAGAGCATCAGACCGCTCTTGAGGGCGAGTCCCGAGCGCATGTGCAGCCGCACGGAGTAGCCCTTGGGGATGTCGAGGATCAGTTTGGTCGGCAACAGGACCCTGTCGCCAGGTTGGACGGTCAGCGTGGGAGGTTGGTCGGGCTGCTCCAACCAAGCCCACGCCTTCGACGGCATGTTCGACTGTGTCCAAACATCGACATCCCTGTAACCTGCGGGTAGACAGAGACGGATGTCGAAACACGCCGAGTCCTCCGTCGCATAGACGGGAGCGAAGGCTTCGGGATGCAGTTTCTTGTAGCCGAGGATCACGCAGTTCATAATAAAGAATCGATTCAGTCGGGTTCGGAGGGTGGATCGGATCCCTCACGCTTTTTGCGGAGACCGATCCTGTACTTGGGTATGAGTTCCCACTCGGCTTTCTGCGAGTGAGGCAGGATCTTGAAGTGCCCGATGGAGCAGGTCGGCTCCTTGATGCGGGTCGGATCAACGACCTTGATGAGACCCCATTGCTCTAGCAGACCTGTGATCGTGTTGCGACGAGCCCTGTCAGACTCGGAGAAGTCGGTGGAGAGACCGTCCAATAGGAACAGTTCCTTGAAGTGGACGATGTAATATCGACCTCTCTTGTGCAAAATATGGCAGGACTGCCACAGTTTTTTCCCCTCCTTCGCCGAGATGCCTATCCGAGTGAGGGTCTCTCTGACTTTGAGGAAGGCATCGGGGCTCGGTAGGGTGACCTCGACTAGTTTGTCCACGATCTCATTCACGGGTCATAACTCTGTTTGGAGTATTTAGCGTGATCCTCCCCTAGCCTTGAGGATCTTCTCCCGTGCCTCTTGGTCTAGGAGCGAGATGTATTCGTCAGCCCGTTTCCTACCAATCCCGTACCGAGCCATCACCGACTGTACGAGTTCCTCGTCCTTCTCCTCGGGCTTGACCCACTTGTCGAAACGCTTCCTGCGCCTGACCGAGGCGTAGAGGTAGTCGTACTGCATGCGCCTTTCGGTGAAGGGGAGACGATTCATCTCGTTGGCATACAGGACCGTGTCGGGGCTGAACGACAGCCCCCTGTTGACCATGAACGGGATGTAGTCCCGCTCGACATCGGGGCTGACCTCCATGAGGTTGCCCGACTTCTCGTTGATGCTCTTGATGAAATCGAAGGGGGAGAGTCGTTGGCTCATGGGATATTCACGCCGTCTAGGTCGATGTCATCCGACTTGAGGCTGACGATCAGCCGCATGGGGACATAGATCCACTTGTGCTTCTTGATGTCGTAGACGCTGTGCAGGAGGAATTGGTCGTAGGCGTTCGACCCGTGGTATCGGTCGATCAGGGGGGCTTCGACATAATCCCTACCGACCACACACACTCGGTGGGCGATCTTGGTCTTGATGCGCTTCCCACCCATGTCCTCGTATTCGATGTCGATGTGGTTCGGGTACACCGCAGACAGGGCTGCGTCGAGCCACTCGGCGAGCATGACATCGGTCATCCCCGTGACATCGAAATAGGTCCCGAGACCTCCGTTGCCGCTTTCGTCGGAGTGCTTCTTGGCGACCTTGGTGGAGAAGTAGTTGTGCCGCTCACGCAGGAATGTCTGTCGGGCGTTGCTGCATTCCTTGATGAAGCCGCTGTACGAGTACTTCCTCTCAAGGCGTTGGTTGATCTTGGAAACCTTCTCCAACTGATCGTCGGTGATCATGCTCGACAGCAGCATGATCTTCTCCAAAGGATTGACCACCTCGCCAACGGAGACGGTCCTGACCGTGGAGTCGAAGTCATCCCAAAACCTGTCCCCGACCTCCTCGCCGAGCGACTGCCGAAACTCTTCGATGTAGGATTGGATCTGATACCGCTGACCGATCTCATGGATCGAAATCGACAGATCATTGAGGCTCTTCACGACCATCGGATGCCCCCCTTCGTCGCCCGTATTTAGGCTTTGAAGGTGCATTCCGAGGCAAGCACCACGCAACAGGCGGCGAGGTTGAGTTCCTGATCGGCGGCGAAGGCAGACTTGTATTGGTACTCCGACAGGGTGATGACAGCCTGTGGGACCGACGAGGGCTGCAACGAGTCGAGCATGGTCTCGTAGATCCTGCGGAAGACATGCGCCATGTCCTTGTCCGAGTTCTCCACGACCCACTTGCGGATGTCTCCAAAGGACTTCGCCTTGAGTGCCTTGACGAGCGAATCCATGGCGATGTCCGATGTGACGAGGATCCCCGCATCGACCGAGCCCGACACCGAGTACCGCTGCACCTCGTTGAGGACACGGCGGAAATCGGGGAAGTGCTTGATGATGAGTTGAGCCAAGACGGGAGCGTCGTATTCGATGCCCTCTGCCTTGAGGATCCCCTTGAGCCGCTCAAAGAACTCCTGACCCATGTGGGTCTTTTCCTTGGCAGGGATCCTGAAGTCGATGACCGTGCATCGGCTGTGCAGGGGTTCGATGATCCTGTTCTTGAAGTTGCAGGTGAGGATGAATCGGCAGTTCGACCCGAACTCCTCCATGAATCCACGGAGGGCGGGTTGGGTGGACTGCGGGTTCAGATAGTCGGCTTCGTCAAGCACGACAACCTTGACACCCCCGTTGAGGGAGACGGAAGAGGCGAACTGCCTGATCCGTGTCCGCAGGGTGTCGATGCCGCCGTCCTCCGATGCGTTGATGAAGAGGAGGTCCCTCCCCAACTCGTCGCATATGGCTCGGGCGACCGTGGTCTTGCCGCACCCTGCGCCGCCGCACAGGATCATGTTCGGGATGTCTCCCGACTTCACGATATCCGAGAAGGTCTCGGACAGTCCCTTTGGGAGGACGCAGTCCGAGACCTTCTTCGGTCGGTACTTCTCTACGAGGAGGTCTTTCATGTCAAGCCTTGTTGCTGCTGTCGGATTCCATGGCGACCCAATAGGAGACCGCCGCACCCGTGAACTTGGCGACACGCTTCTCGCCGATTTCCACCGAGTAGTCTGCGGGGATCATCTTGAGGTTCTCCACCTTGAACCAAGAGCGGAACGAACCGTTGTGTTCGGTGCTGTCGATCCCGAGGGACCAACTGTGCGCAGTCGGGTCCTTCTTGTCGCAGACACGGAGGCAGATGCCTTCACCGCAAGCCTCGACGCACATGTCGGGAGCCTGTAGGACGGACGCAGCCTTCATCAGGGAGCCGAGATCGTCCTTGGTCAGTTGGAAGGACACCGAGACCTTCGGCATCACGATCTTCCTGTCCTCCTTGGTGAGGAGGCTCGGGTCGCTGAAGTAGTACTTGACGGAAGCCTTGCCTGAGTCCCCGACCAAGACATGCGTGGACTCAAACTCAAACTCGGGGTCCTTGAACAGGCTAACCACCGAGAGGAACTTGCCCATGTCCCAAATGCCGAACTCCGTGTCGAACGCCTCCTTGACCTGTGCCTCGGCGAGTACGGTCTTGGACGGAGACACCGTGTTGATGGTGCTTCCCACCTTCACATGGAGGTTGCTGTTGATGGTGGCGAAGTTCTTGAGGATGTTCAGCGTCTCGGGACTGATCTTGATCTTTGTCTTGGTCACAGGTCTTGCTCCTTGGTTGGCTTCTGCTTTCTTCGACCTTTGCGTGTGTTCTTTTGTGCCTTGCGCTTGCCTT